TGAGGTTCTACATCACCATTCTTTAATCTTATAGGATTAGCAATATCTCTATTGAATTGTTGAACTACAATAGGGGAATATCCATAGAAATCTCTTGCATATTGTAACTCATTAGACATTTTATCTATTGCAAGTTTTTTTGTGTTGAGTTCTTTGGTTTTTTTAAGAAGACCAATATGATCAATAACCACTAATGTTATAAGCTTATCATTTTTTGGTATATATTCTCTTTCATACTTACTTGGTTTTAATATTTCTCCGTTTGCTTCAGCATGTTCTTTAAGACTTTTAGCTATACCTATAGGATTATCTGCTCCTTCAATAATATTAATAACACTTAAAATGTTATTCATATACTCTTCACAAGAATTAAATAAATCATATTCATTAGGACTCATTCTACTTGTCCATCCTAATAATTTAGTAAGGGGTAATATAGTACCAGTATCTATAAATATTTTTCTTGCTATCCATTTAGCTAATTTATATTTTTTACTTCGCTCCATAGAATAATAAATAACTTCTAATTTAATATCAGTCTTATTCGCCTTAGATAAATACCAATCTACAGGATTAAGTACAAATGCATCATCTAAAAGAGATGTTTTACCAGAACCTGTTAAACCACCTGCCAAAAAATACATAGATTTCCTTATTCCTATATAGTGATTAAGTCTGTCAAACCCCATAGGTACACCAGAATTATCTCCTGCCATACCTTTATCCACTTCTTTTTTCAGATCTTTCCAACTCATAATTTTTTAATTTCTTTTTTTGCTTGAGTTAATGCATCTGCAGCATGTTCAGTTTCTAATATTAAATGATCAACTCTTCTGCCTGTTCTTATTATATAACTGTTACATGCTTCTTTTTTTGTGGGATAGGCATATCTTCTTTTGGATGTCTGTGATATCCATTTTTCCTTTTCTCTCCAAAGGCGAAAGTTACTTACCTGTTTTTCTTTTATCCAATACCCTTTAGGAGTACATCTAACAAGACTATATTCTAAACATGTTAAGGTTGGGTGATTCCAATTTTGCCAACTAAGAACATATCTGTAAAATATTTTTGGTGGAGATGGTATTGCTGTTTTCATATATCTGTGCCTTTTGCTACTCCTGGAGATTCTTCTACATCTATTCCTTCTTTAATAAGTTCTATAAAGGGTTCAAAACTTCTTTGATTTAAGTATGTCAATGAGTTTTGTAAATATTTTAATTTATTAGTGTTATTTTTAATAGAACTTTCTTTTTTCTGTACAACATCATATTCTAAAGCAGCAGTAATTTCTTCTGCTGTATAATCCCCTTCATTAAGTATTTTTTCAAATTTGATTCTACATTCCTGTTTACCTGCTCTTATACTTCTGCTACCACGAAACACCTTGTTTTTATATTTAAAAGTATCTGTACCTGGAAATGTTTTCCACCAAGTTTCAAATTTTCCACTTGGTGGTTTCTTTTTAAGGAGTTTAGTAGAAGTTTTTGTCTTTATAAAATCCAAGAGTTCTTGTCCCTTCAGAGAAATGGTATCATTTTCGGTAATTAAACCTTTTCTTACTAATCCTTGATATAAAGCAGCAATTCTCATACTATCTTCACATAAAGGGACAAGATCAAACTGTTGTTCTACTAATTGCAACATATATAACAAATCCAAACTAAAACTCTTTTTTATAATTTCTTCAAAATGGTAGGGAGTCATCTGTAACTTCATCTTTCTTTTTTATTGGTGTTAATATTTTAATTTTAGCTGGTTTTCTTTCTATTTCTTCACACCAACGATAATACTCTTCTTCTAAATTTTTTTGATGTTCCACCAAAAATATATAGTCTTTGTCAGATTCCTTTTCCCAATCAAATAGGTCTAAAAAGTTTATTGAATATTCACTCATAGTATTATCCTTTTATTCTTAGTCCAAATTGTACATTAAACCATTCATAATTAGCATATGCTTTTCTGTTATTAAATTTAAATACTTTTTTTAATAAAGGAACAGCATATTTTTTGAATTCTTTTTGTTGAGTTCTTGTCATGGTCCAATTAAAATACCAATTGTCATCATCAAAAGTTTCAACTAATGTTTTATTAACCATTGCTAATTGATATTCTATTAAATGTTTAGTAATATTTGTTCTGTTAATTTTTTCTTTTTTCATTTTATAAATCTGTTTCTGAATAATATCTACATTCCACTTTACCATTTTTTACTTCAAAAGGAGTGTTGGTAAAATAACTTTGTCTAAACTCATTTGGTTTGACTTTAAAACGGTAGCATGTTTCTTTAATACCACAGGTTCCTCCTTTGCACATTGTTATATCAGGCATAATATTGTTTTAAATAATTTCATAATATTTTATATTTACAAGATTGTTTTCCATTTTTAACTGTATAAGGGGATCTTGTAAAATAGCTATCTAATAATTCAATTTTAGTTGAATATCTGTTACAAGTGTCTTTCATATTACACCCTTCTCCTTTACATATTGTTATATCAATCATAATCTATAATTTATTTAGGATATTGTCCATTCCACCATTCATATTCAGAATTACCTGTTTTGAATCGTATATAAAATACATCATCATTCTTTATTTCTTCTAATATTTCTGTTACTGGTGTTGTCATCCACCAGTCTTGATTATGATAGCTTCGTGCTGTAACACTTCCAACTTTCATAGAACATCCTAGTGTTGGGATATATCCTTTTACTTTTTTAAAAGTTTTATTATCGTTCCATTCTATTGCTTGGGAAGATCCTCCTGAATCTCCTGCTCCATCTGATACTCTTCTTAAATGAAATGCCATTTTTATCTTTTTAACATTTCTTGAGTAATATCAGATCTTAATTCTAAACTCAATTTTTCATTTTCTGTGAAAATTTCATTAGTGAACTTTATTAGTGCTCTACGATTTGCTCTTAGAAATGCTTTATCTTTCATGCCCTCATCATATCTTATAACAAAATATTTTGCTTTAGGATCTATAGATTTTCCATTAGTTTTTTTAAGAATGTATTTTTGTTTAAGTCCTTCCATTATTTTATTTTTTGATATTCATTATTAAAAGGTACAAATGTACCAACTCCTATTGGTTGATCTCTTTCAGTATCATATTCTTGATAAATCCATCCACCAGCCACTTTAATAACTGTTAAATCTGCACCACTTATCCAAAGTGTTTCATGTAATTTTAAATCATAAATTGTTTTTTCTTCCATAATTTTTTTATTATATTTGCCAGCTTTTTTGCTGGGTTTAGTTAAACTTTTGTTAAGATGGTACTATTTAATACCTAGTACTGTAACATTTATTGATTCTCAGCGTCATTTATATATAACCATTAAAACACAAATCATGTTAAGAACTTCTACCAAATCAAGTATATGGAACAGTCGCAGACGTTACTCACTTTAAATTTATTATTATGAGAAAATTTATATTTTTAGCCATTCTAATTGTATGTGTAGCTACAGTATTTCCTTTCTGGATATTTGTTATTGAACATATGTTACGTGGACACAATACAAAATCAATTCTTCAAATAATTCTTGATGAAATTATCTTGTATCAATCAGATTAATTTATTTAACCGTTCAACACATTCTTCTAATACAGAATTATTCTTTTTTGTCCATCTTAAATGGAATTGAAGTTTTTGAATTATTGTATTGGGTTCTTTTGCTAATTCTTTTTCTCCTGATGTTTCTTTTTTCTCATCATCATAATCTATACGCTTAAGACTATTTAAAATATTATCTGACATTGATTGAGTTCTTTCTGATTGATTATAAAGTTGTTCTATTAAATAATCCATCATAGGTTGAGTAATTTCACTTTTTGTTGCATTCATAATTTTTGGTTTTATATATTAAAGTAATCTTGACATGTTTTCTTCGTCTAATACGAATTCACTAAACCATACACTTATCTCTTCTATTGTAAAGTCTGTATCTGGTTCAAATGTAAGGGATATGTCCATTGCTCCCAGTTCTGTAAATTGTCTGATATTTATCCAACTGGACGAATCATCAGAGAATCTATCTGCTACCACTGAAGAAGTTTCCTTATTCAATTCAATTGCTTTTAACAATAGTTGTTTAAGTGTAATTTCTTTAGCTTCTTTCTTATTTTTTCCTGCGTATATTTTCATCTTTGTCCTATGTCTCTTAAATACTCTCGTGTATCATCTTTTCCCATACTTCTTGTATGTATTCCACAAGGTAATTCAATTATTAATTTTTTATTTTTTTGTGCTACTCTTAATTCCATAGCTACACCACCTGGTATTCTTCCATCAGGAAGAGGTCTGAATGCAAATATATCACATTCTCTCACCTTAGAAAAGAATACTTCATCAAACATATCCATATAATAGTCTTTGGATTGTAAGAGTTGATGTTTTTTTATAGATGTTTGAACTGCTTTTTGAGTTTCTGGCATATTAGGATTGACCACGTCAAATCCCAATGCTTTTAATGTTTTAACATCTCTTTCTTCTTGAGGTGTGTTATATATCCCCATAAAATGTGCGTAATAAACTTTTAGTTTTTCCATTATTTTAATTCTATTGATTTTACTCCACTATAAGCATACATTCTTCCATCTAAAGGTTTCTTTTTAGAAGTAAATGTTACTTTTCTATCTTCTGTTCCGTCTGCTCTTTTCCAATAAATACCCATATTTAACATTCTTTCAACAGGATCCTGACTAATTAATTCCCATCCTGGGGGACTTTCTATCCAAGATACACCATCATGTAGTATAGCAGCAATAAGAATATCATTTGGTTTTGTATATATTGGAAATGGTATATCTATAAGACTAGAAGTCTTTGTTATAGTTTTAATAACCAATCCAGGAGCAAATATTACTCCTGTTATAGCTATTCCTAATTTCTTAAAAAGGTCTCTTCTTTTCATATTAATCTATTACTAAAAATGTTCCAAAATTTCTATTTTTAATATCAGGTATGATTGAAACAGCAAAGAATATTGCTTTATCAGATTCTATTATTTTTCTATGTCCTTTAGATCCTAACCAACCTATGTAAACCATTTTTCCATATTTATTTTTATATGGTTCTTTACCTACAAATCCTTCAGGAGTACCATAACCATATGCTACATTTTCTCCTAAATATGATGCTCCACAATATTTTACTGCTTGTGCATTTCTGATAGGAAAATTATCATGATTTGCTTTTCCTTGTAATACCATATAATTAGTATGTACCAAAGCAATATTAGCAAGTTTCATATGAAATTCTAACATTGATAATCCCTTTTTATATCTATGTTCATTAATAAGCTCTAATACATCCATTTCAAAGTCTGTAAAATCATCCTTTAATGTGATTATTTCAGGAATAGTATAACTTTCTTTACCTGTATTTTTCTTTTTACAACATTTAAACATATCTTAAAAATTTACATTAATATATCCTCTTGGGTACCATCTTAAATTATCTTCTTTCCAATATTTTTCTGAATATGTTGTAAAAAATTTAGGTCCAAAATATTCAAAAGCTTTATCTCTACCTTTATCAGATGTTCCTGCACTAATAACAGCAACACAATCTTTATCAAATGTTTTACCATTTACACTATGGACATGTATTTGTCCGAATGTTACATATGTTTTCATAATTCACTCCATTTTTTAATTTCACTTAAATGATGTATTATTCTATTTTTATCATTTATTTCTTCAGTCATATAATGTGGTTTGAATTGTAATCCAATTCTACCATTTTTATTAACAATATCTATAACAGATGGTTTGTCATCTACTAAAATATCAATGTTACGTTGGTACATCATAGCCAATTTATCATGTGTATGTATAACAGGTCTTTGTGGAAATCCCTTATCTAGCAGCCATAATTCTCTGATAGGAAGTATCTTTTTAGGAGAAGAGGTTAAATAACAATCTATTTCAAAATTAATACTTTCTTGGTTACTTAATTTTTCTAAATTATACCAAAATCCAACATTTTCCCTTATCTTATCAAAATTATCTACAACCCATTTACAATCTATATCTGCATCCCAAATATCCACTCTCTTTTCAGGGAATTTCATAAACTTACAGAACCCTGGATAGAATTTTGCTAATACATCATCTATGTCTAATGCTACTTTTTTCATGAGTCATCTGTTAATTTACTAAAGGCAAATATTGAAAGAAATAATTGAATTCCAAACATCCAATATATAGTATTAGATTTAAATGCTGGATTTAAAAGCATTAATTCTGGTTCAAATCCAGTCATAATATCTGTTATTTGTATTAATAATAATGCAAATAATGTTATTGATAAGACAAATCCTATCATATATATTAATTTTTTCATTTTTTACTTTTATTTAGTTTTTTCTTTTTCTGTCATTTCTTTCATATATTTATCCCAACCATTTTTCCATGCAAATAATACATGGTTTGTTGAAGCTTGCATCATAGCTCCTGAACAATCTTTTCCTTCTTCTAACATAGCTTTTTGAAGAGATTTCATATCTTTATTTTCGTTAGTTGTCATACCAAAAATATTTTTATATTGATCAAATGTAGGATTAGCTCCTTTATGTTCATCTAACCATTCAATACCTGCTATCACCATATTTCTACAGGTTTTTTCATATCCACCACCAAATCCTGATATTTCTCTTGAATCTTTTATGTATTTATATTTATTTTCCATTTTTTAATTGTTTTTTGTTACTATTTCATTTCTAGGATCATCTAATATATTTTGTAACACATTAAGTTCACCATTAAGAGTTCCTTCAAGTACTTTTTTCATTACTTCATTAAATACTTTTTTAGGTATTAAAAAATATTCTTTCATGCTAGATGTTGTTTGGTTATTATTGTTTTTACTTCTTGATATGACAATGGAGCATAATTATGACAATCCACTCCAACATCCATTTGAGAAGGAGAATGTTTTATTTCACCTTTATTACTTAGTCCTCCATGAACATGTCCAAATAATTGCCAAGAGCCTCTATGAGAACCATTCCATGTTATCATAGGATAATGACACATAAATATACGTTGTTCTCCAATTTCTTCATCTGTAATTGTGATTTCTGCAATATCATATATTCCTTCCCATAAACTTTTCACATATTCTTTAGCTAATGCACATTTTTCGTGATTACCTATTATTAAATATTTCTTACCATTTAAAGAATTTAATATATGAGCTGTATCTTTACTATTAAGTCCTAATGCAAAATCTCCTAAATGAAATACAATATCATCTTTTGAAATCTTTTCATTCCATCTTTTAACTAGTTCTTGATTCATTTCTATTGAACTGATAAAAGGTCTATCACAATATTTAATTATATTAGTATGTCCAAAGTGAGTATCTGATGTAAAAAATAATTTATCTTTATTAAATTGTATATTGTTTAATCTCATTTTTTATTTTTATTATAAGGATTATTATACTCACATTCTACTAACCATTTTTCATGTAATTCTATATCAGTTAATATAGCTAATTCTTCTATTTTACTAAAAGTTCCTAATATTCTTATTAATTCTCCTCGTTGAAAAGAGGTCATTGTTGTTTTATGCATATTAATCTTCTTTATAAAGTTCACAAGGTATAGTACTGTGTCCTAATGAAAAATCTCTATCCTTTTTATCACACCACATATGTATAAAAATATCTTCTTCTCCTTTCCAGGAAAGATGATGCTCACAAGTATTGCATGTAGATTTATTTTTTTTCATGATTATTTTGCTGTACCCCAACTATTGCCTATTTTAGCAACAGCTTTGATTTTTAAATTTGTTAAATAATGATTACCTGCTTCTATCATAATCTTTTCAAGAGCAGTTCTTGTAAATTCTCCATATGCTTTTTCACTTTCTAATACTATTTCATCATGAGGTGCATTACACATTAGTACTTTCCATATTAAATCATTTTCCAATATCCATTCAAACATTAAACTGAGAGCAAGTTTTAGTTGATGTGCTCCCCTAGTTTGTACAGGGTTATTAAGACAAAGTCTTTGATATTCTGCTCTCAGTTTAAAGTATCCTGAAATGGTTTTAGCCATTTTTTTGAAATAATTATGTGCCTCTTTATTTTTAACAATGTATTTTTCTTTTTTCTCTTTAGCTTCTTTAAGCTTTTTGGAAGCACTTTTACCCATTTTATACATATCCCATTCATCCCTTGTAATAGCATTCACTTTACGTCTCAAAGCTAAAAACTTTTCAAATTTAGGAAGTTTCAATTTCCAACCATCAACTGATTGAATATATCCCCTGTCAACAGCTTGTTTGAACTGTCTTGCTCCCCATTGAAATAATCCTACATGTAATTCTTTAAATCCTTTCTCTATCTCTTGAGCTCTTTTCATTGGAATACCTTCGTTTACATGAAGGGTGTAAGCATTACCACCATATTGCATAGCAAATCTTGGTGCTTTGCTGTCTTGTCTTAAGTCAGCATGATTATCAGCTATTTCTTTGTCTGACAAATCTTTTAGTTTAGGAAATAATATTCTTGCTAATAAGCTATGAAGATCTGCTCCTTCCATAACTGATTTAGTCATGGCATCATCTCCTGATAGGTCTGCTGCTATAACAGTCTCTTGACCACTCCAGTCAGATACAATCATTACATTACCCTTATTTGCAACAAAGCACACCCTTGTAATCTTATCTGCAGGAAAATTCAGAAAGTTAATGTTCCCCCTGTAACTAGATAGTCTTGCAGTATCAACCATTGGATTGAATTCAGAATAAAGTCTATCTGATTCTATTTGTTGATATACATTATCCCCAAATGTAGTAACTCTATGATTAGCACCCTGAAAATGTAACCACATATCAACAAATTCATGATCCGATTTATTAATGATACTTTCATTTATACTATCTTTACCATCTTTGTCCTTGTGAGGGATGTCAAATGCATCAAATATTTTAACCATTTGTATTGGGCTTGTTAATGATACAAGTATTTTTTTATCATCACTAAACATATCCAATTGGTTATCTCTAAACCTGGGAAGAGTATTATATATGTACTCTTCAATTTTTTCTTTCCAAATGATAGTATTTTTACTATCAACTATCATTTTATCATACCATAGGTCTGGCTTAATAGGCAATCCACACATCTCCATATAAGCAAGAGCTTTTATGAACCTGCAGTGAAGAGCATAAGTTTCTGTATAACCTTTGGCATCTATTTTTTTCTTTAGGGCTGTATATAGCTCTAAAAGTCTGTCTACATCGTTAAATGAATATTTGATTGTAGAGGCTTGACTTAATTTTACTATATTAATATTTTTTTGGTCTGTTTTATCATATGTTATTCCCAGCTCTCTATACATACAAGTAGCAAAATCATTTCTCATATTGAGAACATCACCATTGTATAATATCTTACTGGCTAACATTGTGCAAAGAACTTGCTTAGGAAAGAAATTATATTTATAAAAGAATTCCAAATCAAATTTAATATTATGACCAACTAATACTAAATTAACCAAATATGGTCGTATATCATCAAATTCATAGTTATTATCATACATGTGGATTATATAATTATCTGTACCATTTCCTATCTGAATACAAAAGATATCATTAAACCTGGCTTTAAGGCCTGTAGTTTCTGTATCTATTGCAATTATGGGAGGTAAGTACATATCTTCAAGATTGCAAAAATTATATTTTCCAATCTTATGAAAATATTCGGGATGTTTGGTAATTATATAATCCATATGTAATTTATTTATATTTCTAAAACATTACCATTTGATGATAATGTTCCGAATTTTCCATCAGTTACCACTGAACCATTACTAAATATTGTTGGGTAAAGTGATAATTTTAATACTCCTGCATTAATTATATCCTTATTATTATGAATATGACCAAATAAACAATATTTAGGCTTTATTCTGTTCAAGATATGATTTCTTAAACTTGAACAACCACAATATTCTAATTTATGTACTCTATCATATGATAAGTCTAAAATAGTTTTAGGAGGACCATGACAAATGAAAACATCTACATCTTCATCAACTTTTTTCCAATGTTTGTCCATTTTAGCTCTGTCTTTCATAAACCACCAACTTCCAAAATTAGGAGTATTGGGGCTACCAAAGAATTTAATGTTATCTATTGTAACATAATCATTTTCTAAGTAAGAGATATTATAGTGTTCAGCCCATTCTTTAAATTTTCTACTAACATTATAAGCATAACTGTCATGATTACCTGCTATAAGTATTTTATGTTTAACATTTAAACTACTATACCAATGTAAAAAGTTTAAAGCCTCTGGTTCATTCTTGTAAGGATCACGATAATTGCTAAAGTCTCCTGAATGAATTACTAAATCAATATCTTCAGGTATCACTAATAAATTGTGATAACCATGTGTATCACTAATATGCCATATTTTCATAAGTAGTTATTTCTAAGTAAAATTAGTAAAAAATTATTTAACATCCTAACTAAAAAAGTTATTTTACCATATATTATAATTAGGATCATTATTATTAAGAAATCTAAATTCATCTTCCCATACATTTCTACTTTCTACCTCTCTTCCATTTTTAAGTTTACAATTTCTTAATTCCATTGCTATTACACTAGCAGTTCCCCAAAATGAATGTACTGTACCTTCAACGATTTCATTATCATTCTTATTTTGGCTATCTCTAATAAATTCATTAAATGTAACTATATCTCCTGTTTTAAATATTTTTCCTTTTACCATAATTCATAATTTGGTTCAAACATATGTGGAAGAGTAAGTTCTATATCACTTTCTCTATAAAAATAGTCTTTAGTTTCGTAAGGCATACTATCATTGTGTATTGCTTTAATTTTTTGAACAAACAATTCTCCACCATTAATAGTTCTTTGTGCAGAAGCATACCCACTACTTTTACATACTATAATTTCGTCTCCTATTTTAAATTTTCTTTTTTTTACCATATGTCATAATTTATATCGTTCTTTTGTCCATAATACCATGCATGAGTTTTTGGAATATTAAGTTCTTCACAATTAGAAGGAATAACATATCCATCCCTAACTACTTCGGCCTTTATTCTTACACAAAAATCTGGTGTACTGCTATTTGAATATACTATTCTACCATATATAAAATTACCTTCATGATACTCTATATTCTTTGCATCTGATATTTCAACCAATGCTCCTACTTTGTTTTTTTCTACCATATTTCATAATTTGGTTCAAGTATGCTTATGAGATGAAAATATTCTGTACCTGATTCAACAGTTCCAGATATACTTCCATACTCTTTTGCTTTATTTTCATATCCAGGTCTTGCTATAAGGTTTCCTATATGCATTGTTGGATGAGAATATTCTTCTTTAACACCTTTTCTAATAATAGTTCCTCCTTTTAAAAAGTGTTGTTTGTACCATCCACATGAATCTACAAACTCTACATAATCTCCTATTTTATATTTTTTTTCTACCATGATTCATATTTTGGTTCCCAAGGTTCGTAATCAAAGCCTGAACAAAGGTAAGGCTTCTGTCCCTCACTTAATACATGTCCTATACCTTCGTATTTTGTACAGACATTAATTAAGTGAAGTTTTTGAAAAACCTTACCTTCGTGTTCACAGCTATCAGGAATACCATACACTTCAGCTTTAAAAACATTCTTATTATATTTATAATAAGTTTCTTCTTTAGCTTGTACAAAGTCTCCTATTTTAAATTGTCCTACCATAATTGATAATCAATTTCCTTTTCAGATTCTAACATTAAAACATCTTCAAATAGATTTATAAAATTATTATTGTGAATTGTCCAACCGTTGTCTTGAGGACTATCATAATCCTTTGCTGAACTATAACCATCAATTAGTTTTAGTCTACATTTAATTTTATGTGACCTAGAATCTACATATTTTATAAATTGAAGTTTTCTAATGTCTTGCAAATAATAATTATTTGAAGTACTATTTTCTCTACCTTTAACTATAATCAATATGTCTCCATTTTTAAATCTACCACACTTCATAATCTGGATCTTTTCTAACTGTTATTTGTAAAGCATTAGCAAAAAGAAAAATAAGACTTCCTTTTCTAGCATCTCCATAATACCAATTAAGAGCTTTTCCTTCTAATATTTTAACTCTAATACTAGAATTTTTTCTCCCAGGTTCATTTACTTCTCTTACTTCTAACTCTTTAAGAGTGTCTAAATCATAATCATTAGATCTTACACGTCCAGGAAGAGGTTTTACTATGTCTCCCACTTTAAAGGGGCATCCTCCTTTAGTCATGATTATTTGTTTTCCATTATATTGAAACAATCTTCCAAGTCTTTTGCAAGTTTAGCTTCTTGTGAAAGATTAGATTCCAATTTTTCTTTAACTTTTTGAAGTTTCTCAAGTTCACTTTTACGACCAACAACAACAATTCTGTTCTTGATATCAGTCTTCCAAGCTGTTGGACCTGAACCACTAATTTTAAGAGCAGGTTTTTTAATACCTTCAGGAAGAATTTCTGCTACTGCAGCTTGATATGCTGCTTCTTTTGAAGAAATCATAGAATAAGCTTTTAACAGATTCTCTACGGTTGTAATTGATGCAACAGTACCAAAACCATTCAAATTACCTGTAGTTTTAGTTGCTTTGGGCAAATCTCCTTTAATAGCTTTAATTTGCTCATTAACTTGTGCTAGTAAAGCTGGAATATCATTTTGTGTAAATTGTTTCGCTGTTGATACTCCTGTTTCTTTTTTTTTCATCTTTGTTTAAATTTAATTTATTAATAAAATAATTCATTGTGTAATCCATTTATCTGGCCTGTACTTACTTTTGCTATGCTTTTGACTCTGACACCACTCTTTTTTAATAGAGCATCAAAATCATTTCTGCATAAAAACAAATCATTTTTACAAGCATAGTCACTATCATTAGTGGCTCTTGTTTTATGGCACCAATCTTTGTCATCTTTTACGTTTTTAATGTAAAAGTTACTAAATTCGTCCAAACATACTGCATAAAGAATACTTTCATAAGATTTTCTCATAAACAGTTGTCCTCTTTTTACAAAAGGAGTTCTATCAACAAGCATTGGGAATTTCTTCTCTAATGCTCGTCTCCAATCAGGATTACATAAATGTAATTCCTTTAAATTTTCTACTATTTGTGTATAGTTCATTATTTTTCCCAAGTTACAATAGGGCAACTCTTTTTATATAAATTTACAATCATGTCCACTATAATCATAATTACTCTCCATATACCTACAAAAAATTGTCCTATATATTTCCAAAAGACAATACCATCTATAAAATTGCCTAATTTAGTTTCACAAGGTACTTTTTCTCTTAACCATGAAAAGAAAAGAAATAATAATATTATTCCTAAAACAATAAGAGCTATTGCAGCTACTACACCTAAGAAAAATACAAATTGATTCCATGTAAACAGATGTAATATCCAATAGAT